CATCCGGCACATCGGGAACCATCCCGACGCTACGGTGAGTAACTCCGACCAATTGACTAACGGCAGAATGAATCAGCGGAACGTCATCATCCTCGAACGTCACGATCAAACTGATACAACCGTTCTCGACCGTCGACGCGTATCCGATCAGCAAGTCTCCATCGAGATAGATCGCCATTTGATCAGCAGCACATTCTGGATCGACCTTTGTGCAAGGATGCAGGTCTATGGTAATTCTGTCTTTCATCAATGATTCCCCTTTTTTTGATTAAGAACCGATAACATAAGCGGGAGCAGTTTCGCCGTCATAAGTGACGGTACAACTCATCTGCATAACGCCGCCGACGCTGCACTCAGTTGTTGATCGGCTGCTGATATATCCAGTTCCCGTAAACGTGGCGCCGCCGGTGGCAACATTCGCTTTCGGAAATGTGATAGTGATCGTTTCGGCAACCGCAGTAATGTCCGGAAGTGCTTGCAAAGACGAGAATAAAAATTCAACGTCCACGCTGCCGGGATCGTATATATCGGCGGGGATTGACTTTTTGGCTCCGCCTGCCGAAATGGAAAGATCGCTAATATCCAGCACATCTCGCGACTGTTGAACGGCAGACACTGATAGAATTTTTCCGGTCAATCCGGAAGTTCCGAACGAAACCGCTGCCCCTTGTGAGTTGTAGTTTTTCAGCGTCATCTTTTATTCCTTTAAATAAATGTTGGTATCGTTTGATTGTGAGTTATATCGAAATTTAAAGCGACAACATGCTTCCCGACGTCGCTGCCATCAATAGGATTTAGGTAATTTTCAAACCGTCCTGTTAATCTAGCGGCATTTACTTGTTCGGTTCCCATCGCCCCAAAATAGCCTTGAATGAGAAGCCGAACTTGTTCGGCAAGGTTGTTTGTGGTGATATGGTTGGTACTGATGCAATCGAGATCAACGCTTGCACGATAAGAGCCACTTGAACCGGTTAAAACATCATCCGGACTGCCACCCATCACATGGTAAACAATCGCAGGTAAATCAGCGTTTTGTGGTAATGCCGCTGGATAAATTCGCGTTCCCACTATGTCAGTGATCGCCGATTTCGTCAGCAAGTACGTCCGAATTCCTACCCCTATGTCAGCCATTAGCTTTTACCTTTGTCTGCTTCGTTTATCAAATGGCGTAAATGACCGATGAACACATCAGCGACCGCATCTTTTTCCATCATCGCAGCACGTTTAAGAAAATGAATTCCTTCACGATTGTAAGCCGGAACACCAAGTTCAACAAAACTGATATATCTCAACTCCATTTTTTTGCGTCTGGTTTGTGAAACTTTCATGGCAAAATGACCGGCGAGGCGTTCCCATTTCTGCAGGCTTCTCGTCTGGGTTGCGATCCCTTTTTTAAGTGCTTTGCTGTCAACAGGAACGAGTCGTCTCGCAGTATCGCGGACAAGATGTGTTGCTTTTCTCAATGCTTTGCTTCCGATACTTCGACGCAGTTTGTGATCCATTTCGTCGAGGCGTTTGTCTAATTCTGGAATCCCTGTAACTTCAAAAACAAAAGCATCTTTTCCTTGCCCCATCTGAACGCGTCCGCTTCGTAATCGTGGCATCCGAGCCATCAGACTTCCTCCTTGCAATAGAGCCACAATTCTTTTGCACGTGTATCTTGATGCTGAACGCTGATTATATTTAACGTTCTATCGCGATTGAAATAGTCATATTTGACCCGCATTTCCGGAGTTGGGAATTCATCTTCCCGTGGGTAGTGAATAATTATGACCGTATCCACAATGCCGACTTCCTGATTCCCCATTCGCGTCTGTGTACCGCCACGATCCCAAACGTCTGCGTTGCAGTTGCGTACTTCGCTCCATGTGGTGGACTGCTGACCGGCATCGTCCACATTGGTCGATCGTTTTTCTATTGTGATTCGGTGTTTCATCCGCCTCATGGGTACTGACCCCATTGAAGCGAAGCAATCAACGATTCATATCCAACCGGAATAACATTGATTTGCCCGTGAGATGTCACAGATGGCGAATTGAAAAGATGACTAATCAACATTTTCATGGCATATTGAGCCACAGGATCGACGCTGGCGACTGTTGAACCATATCCTGCAATGTAAGTCACTTTCACATCGTCGTAATGTCCGCGAACAGTAGGCCAATCTTCGGAATCGTTGAGTACAATTCTTGATGGCGTATTATCCACATCGGTCGAATATTTGGAAGCTGAAAATGTTTGGGTGGCATCATTCGTATCTACATAAGTGACACTAGACACGCTTTGAACGGGGGCAGATGGCAATTCAATAAGGCCATTTGTCGGGAAGGAATCCATCGACAATACCCGCGTTTGAGTAATTAAACTTCGCCTTGTGTCTTGTTCTACACGACGACGAGAAATACCGATCAAATCATCGAGCTGAGAATCATAGTAATTGTCATCTAGATCTAAATGAAGCCGAACCATTTCCACGTTTAATGGTTCTGACGTTGGTTGAATAGAAACTCGGTCACGGGTTTTTGTCATTGCCATTAGACGGTTTCTTTCGTTTGCGAGTTGCTTTCTTTTCTTTTGGTTCGGGTGCTATAACGGCAAAACCGCGACTGATCAATATATCAGCCAGCGGTTTTGGCACGTCATAGCTTGTCGCTGCGCGATACGCTCTCCACTCTTTTTCAAATTTCAATCGTATCGGCATAATATGATTCCCCTAATCAATATTAACTTGCAGCAGTTTTGAGTCCCACGACGGCGCCCGCATCACTGGCATCTCCCACATCGTGGACGTTAATATCATAGCGGGTAGTTCCCTTGACCGCCGTGATGTCCGAACTCCAGTAGGCTTCCTCTGACACGGAAATTTCCATCAATTCTCGCTCCCCGATTAGAACCGCATCTTGAAAATTTCCGAAGAAACAAGCAAAAGTTTGCGCGCCGTCCGCCGGCATCTGATCCGAGATTTCCACGGGAAAGCCAAATAGTTGCGGGGCAGCTCCACTAGCGAGATCCGAAATCGTATTCCCACCCGCGGCATAGACCAGAGCTTGAATATAGCTTGACCAAGTTTGCCGGCCAATCAACCAAGATGGAGTTGCTGATCCATAATACTTATCAGGCATCGTCCCAACAAGTGTATTCAGATCGGCGAGAGCGATGTCAGCAAACGATGTGTTTGATGATGCCAACTGCGTAGTACCTCCGGCGGCGATTGCGACCGTCAAGCCAGTTTCTCCCCCGAAAGTGGATGTGCCGTCTCCGTTGATGAGCTCATTGTCCTCCTGCACCGCTAGAGAATTTCCGATTCCAACTGCCAAATCGTCGATTACGCCTATAACTGCATCTGCGAGCAATTCGTTCGAGCATTTGGCGATCACGGCTCTTTTAGCGACAGCTAAGGCCACTTGACCCCATGTTTGGTCGGATGCCGTAATTTCAGCCGCTTCCGCTGGATATTCCACCGTTAGGCCAGCCGTTATTTTCGGGATATTCATGACATCACTAGCCATCCCGACAACTTTACAAAGCCGACGCGACACGCCTGCTCGGTTGCGGACTGCGATAATTGCAGACGACAATTCATCCGGAACAAGGTATCCACCGGCAGAATTGGTTCCTTCGGTGGCTGTGTTAAAAATCCCGTAATCGTTGCAAAGCCGACTCGCTTCGTTGTCGTTCAAAAACGCAGCTTTGAACCACAAACCTGCTCGATAGGCATCTCGTTCTCCATTTTCACCCGTGAAAGCTCGAAGGTTTTGATGTGATTTCGGAACTGCTAAAATCGATGTAGTATTTTGAACATCGATTACTGGTTTTTGAGCCAAAGCGATTCTGTGTTTTTCAGCTTCAACTTTTTCCATTCGCGCTTCTCGAACGCGAAGATCATCGTTGATCGAAGCTAACAAATCGTCAACTTCTTCTGCTTCATCGTCGCTTAATTCTCGATTTAATTCTTCGGCGTTGGCGATAATCGCTTGCATTGATTCTTGTAGTTCAACGATTCGCTCTCTAATTTCTTCAAGTGTCATCAGATATTCCTTTTGTTTTGATGTTTTATTTTAGATACGGTGTCGCAAATCCGCTGCCGCTGATGAGAGGCTGCTCGGATGCAACTGAAATAAGAGCTAGGCTTATTCGTTCGTTTTAGTTTTTTGTGGTTTTATTGCAACAACGGTTTGCTGCCAAACGAGCTTTAGCTATGCTTCGTTTGATTGCAGGCGGTTCGATCGTTGATTGTACAACGGACGCGGATTGACAAACCCAATCCGGTGCGTTTATGTAATTGAACGCTTTAACCGATGCAACAGGTTCTTCTGATGCGTTTACGATTTGATCCGCAAAACCAAAATTAACAGCTTCTTCTGCTGAAAACCAAGTTTCTTCATCCATCATTAAAGAAATCGTATCGCGATCCATTCCCGATTTGGTTTCGTAAACGGTCACGATCGTATCTCGAATTTTGTCCAAAACATTGGCGAGATCACGCAAATCATTAGATCCGCCCGTAGCCGATGGTGTCCACGGGTTGTGAATCATCATCAACGCATTACTGCTCATCCGAATTTCGGATCCAGCCATTGCAATCACCGAAGCGACGGACGCGGCTAACCCGTCAATGTATACGATGACGTTTCCGCCAGTGGTTGATTTCCACGATTCCAAAAGCGAATAGATTGCTTGACCCTCGAAAACATCGCCGCCCCCGCTATTGATTCGCAACTCAATATCTTCTTCGGCACTGTCGAGCGCCAACCGGATGAACTCGGCATCTATTTCGTATCCGATGGTGCCGTACAGGTAAATTTTATGAGACATTTGTGTTCTCCATAATTTCATTGATTACGTGATTCACCCGTGAGTCCCATGTAGCGACTTCTTCGGCGATCTTGTTTTCTAATTCTTCTTGTTTACATTCGCACGCAATCAGCAACTTGTCGATTGAGTACATGATATGCGTTTCCGTTATTTGTTTAACATTACAATTTTCAGCAAAACCCGCCGCTTGTGCTGTTACAACACATGGCAACAATGCTTCTTCTACTTTTTCGCGGAATGTGTCATAAAACAGTTCCATCCAATTGATAAAGTTTCCTTCTCGGCCAGCAGCCTGTTTTGCTTTTGTCATTTCCAAACGAATCATTCGATTCATTCTATCAGTCAATAACGCTCGCAATGATGGTTCCATGTTTGTCGATGTTGTTGCTGGCGAGTCATCCGTGACTTCATCCAGCGTAGGTTCCATTCGTGCCGTTGATTGATCGGCACTTGTTTTTGTGTTCGGGTTAATGAACGAATCCCCGCCTTCCCTTGCTGCCATGTTTTCCAATTTGCGCACTTCGTTCGGACTGAGAAATTCCGAAGCTATGCCAACTTGATACGCCTGATAACGTTGAAGCAAATCAGCACGCAACAAACTAGCGGTGATAAACTCAAAATGAAATTCGTCGCCATCACGTTGTTTGGTTGTCAACAGTTTATTGGTCAGTTCTTCCTCCCAATTTACTATCCAATTCATCAACGTCTGATCAAGATAGGCTTTATTGTACGCGGCCACGCTAGAATAGGAGACGCTTGCCGTATCGTTCAATTTGTTCGCTGGCAGTAGGAACCAAGACGCGATTTCCTGACGTTGGAATTCGCGGGATTGCAACCATTGAGCGTTGTCATTGTTGATGCTCATCACTTTCGCTGCCATACCGCCGGTCAAAAGTGCGGTCTTATACGCGTTGTTTGCTCCCGCGTGCATCTCGTTCCATGATGCCAACAGTTGATCGGCCTTTTCTTTGTCCATGTTCCCAGCGGTTTCGAGTACAACCGATGGACGAGCGTTGTTTTTGAAAAATCGGTTTCCGTGTTTTTCAGTTGCGAGTCCCAACCCGATAGAATTACGAGCATACGAGATTGCATCGAGTCCCCAATAACCATTATTCGATATATTTTTTAGGTGTAAAATATCGCGATACCGAACGGCAGTTTCTTCGTCGCCTTGTTTGAACCGAACAAGATAAACCGGCTCGTTGTTTACAACATTGATTCGAACGGTTGAAGTATCCAACGGATACAACTCAATTGGAATCCCTCTCTGATCTCGCATGATCCACGCTAAACCGTTGCCCGTTAAAAGTGCTGATTTAGTGAGGGTAGAGAAAAAGACTTTGCTGGTCATGTATGGGTTTGGTTGTCGTTTAATCAAATTATACGCGGGATGCGTGACGGCTCGCTGACGTTCGCCATCTGCTCGATCAAAGAGAACAACCGGCAAGCGTCCGATGTCGTTTGAAATCGTGCTGACCGCTTGCCAAACCCACGCCAAACTCATCGCCGTTTTTTCCGTCACCACTTCGCCGGAATCAGATCGTCGGCCTGCTGTGGATGATTTGAAAAGGTAATCTTGTGGCGTTCGATAACTTGCATCTTGCACAAATAGGCTTTTGATTCGATTTAATAAGGCCATCGGGACTCAATCTTAAAAGAATATTTCTGGTTGATTTGTTTGTTTGTTCGCATTGTCAACAGCTCGACCGCGTGCCATTGCCAAAGCTACTGCTCCATCGATTTTGTCGGTCGATCGGCTTTTCGAGAACCTAATTCCCCCGCTGCTATTTTCGTCGCTAGCACAATTCGCCAAACACCATGACAACACGGGGTTCCCGTCGTGATGTATTTGGCATTCGGCGATGTCATCTAATAACGTTCGGACTCCTGTTGTCATTCCCCGCATTGATTGTCCAACTGCAATTAGCGGAATTCCTTCGTCAATCAAATCATTGACCACAGCATCTGCTCCCCACGGGTCAAAGCCAATTTGCTCGATTTGATAAAATTCCGATGCCTCCCTAATTACGTTTTGAATCGGTTCGGCATTTATCCTCGCTGTTCCGGCCTCAGTCATCCAACCTTCATCCACCCAAGTTGAATAAAACGCCATCCCGTTTGCTTTTCGTTCTTTGATTTTATCCGCTGGGCAAAAAAACCGCGACAACACGAACGCTGGATCCTCATTAGTTTTTGGAAAATAGAGTACAAAACTTGACAAGTCCTCATGGCTTGCGAGATCAAGACCGCCGTATGCGTGACGACCAATAAGATTCGGCGGGGCTTGTTGACAACTATACCATTCGGACATTGGAACGACACGATCGACTTGTTGAGTCGGCAAATTCAACAAATATCGGCGAAACGCATTTTGTTTTGCTGGCGAATTTTGAGCTTCCAAATAATGTTGACGAATCGTTTCCACTTTCACAGTATGACCAAGCGATGGCATTGCTTTGAACCATTGTTCTTCATCTCCGCATTTTTTGAAATCATCTATACAATCATCGTCTGCTTGTTTCAAATACCCGAAACAATACGGATCAACGATCGAACCTTCCAACAGTTTTTTGGTGTAATCATATTGCTCCCACCAAATTAGCGATTGATCCGCTATGCCGACGGTTGAAACACTCAGAAGAAGCGAATCAGGACGAGCTGCGGAACTGTAAGCAAGGGCGTCGTAGAGAATTCGCGACCGCATCGCATGAATCTCATCTATTAGAACAAGACTGGGATTTATTCCTTCTACGCCCCGCGCCATTGTTTCACCAGCTAACGCTTGATAGAAGCTCGTATTACCAGAATACAATATTCGTTTTTTAGAATCGAACGCTTTCAATTTGCCCGCTAAATTTTTACAAGAGCGCGCCATTGCTGCAGCTTCCCTATAAATGATGGCCGCCTGATCCCGCGTAGTGGCGACACCGTAACACTCTGCTCGTTTTCCGGCTGTCAACAAATAGAACAACGCGATGCCAGCACTCAATGTTGATTTGCCTTGTTTTTTTGCCGTCCAAATAAAACCACGATTAAAACGGTTTGATCCATCTTCTCGCTTCCATCCGAATAACGGACGCAACACCCCATCTCGTTGCCAATCAAGCAACTTAAACGGCTTACCCGCATGAAGCCCCATCGTATGTTTTAGATATGTCTCAAAAAACTCACAAACGAAATCGGCAGCTTCGTCATCGAAATAGCATCCTTCGGCGATCGCAATTTCATCTTGCTTGATCATCGACAATTCAACCGCTTTTTTCTTTTTGCGTTTTGCCATTTAATTTTTTGAATACCTAGAAAGGAAGATGTCGAATTCGTCTTTGGTTTGTTCGTTGACTTGTAAACGAGTGCGAGCCGAAGGCGTCAATCCAAACTCAATCAACCAACGTCTACACGCATCGGCTGAACGTTCTCGAATTCGATCCCATTCGTTTCTCGTTGTAGTTGTATTTCCGTTCCCGTCTTTGCCTATTGCCCAAGCTCCATATTTGTCGCAATACGCGACTGCTTTCCGCCATTCTGAATATGTTTGGCAATAGAATGTCAAAGCGGACTTATCAGCTTCGGACAAGACGCCCATCGCTTCTAATAATTTACAAGTGTGCCGCCATTCGTATTTAGCCATTCTGTCCAAATATTTCGGGGCAACGGGTATTCCTTTAGGCGGGATTGGTTCTTGTCCGTTTCGCCTTTGCGGGTTTTTGTCATAACTGCCACTCAATTCTTTAATCGATGATGGCAACGGTTTTCTTCCTCTAACCATTTTCGCGTTTGTCTCCTATGTATTTGAAAGATACGGTAATGCGTCGGCATGATGTGTTGCTTTTGTCTTTTCTTTCGATGTGTATTTTGCTTTTGCTGTTCGGTTTCGCTGCTCGACCTATTCGAGTAGTTATCCAACGTGGGTCTTTTTTACGAGCGAATATCATTGCCGGATTAGTTGTCGTACTTATAAACGTTTTGTTTTCCGATAAGTATTTATCCGCGATCGTGGCAGACAGGAAATTGCCTAATCCGACGCCTTGAAAA